TTATTTGAAGATATCTCTTATTTGATCGTCTAAATCATCTGTTTCTAATTCCAATAAATGAGTGTAAATTTGCAATGTTATACTTATGTCTGCATGTCCTAAAAGTTTGCTAATTTTAGCTATTTTAATACCTTCGTTGAACAGGATACTTGCGTATGTGTGTCTCAATGCGTGGATACCAATTCGGCGGTTGATTTTTGCACGTTTACATGCTTTTTGTAAACAATGCAAAATAGCGTTGTGACTTAAATTCCTAAACACTCGATTATTTGAATGCGTGCCTGGCACAATTAAATCGTTTAACAATTCAAGCAAATCTTCAGGAACTGGGATAGTACGCTTAGCGTTCTTGGTTTTTCCGTCGGTAAAATCATGCGCATGGTGATAATCGAAACCGTGTTCGACTCTAACTGTATTGTTATCAAAATCAACATACTTCCACTGTAGACCTAAGCATTCGCCAACTCGCATCCCAGTTTTCATTGCCAGCAACAAAACGTATCGGCTTTGGTATTCTGAGCAGATACCGTCTAAAAGTGCTTTTTCTAAACTATCGTATTCGGCTGGATGCAGATACTTATTAGTGGTATCCATTTTTTTAGATTCGTTACCTGTTACTATAGCTGTTATTGTTGGATTCCGTTTTATTACCTCGCAGACATAAGCGTGAGTAATAGCTGCTTTAGTATGCATATAATATTTTTTAACAGTTGCGTATGATCGTTCTTTTGCTAATGTGTTCAGAAATTGTTGGTAATTATCGTTTGTGATATCTTGCAATTTAAGATTATAATTTTTCCTAACATAATTAATAACAGTCTCGATTGATTTTATCGTCTTGATTGACACTTTGCCGACTTTATATAATTCCATCCACCGAACCATATAATCTGCAAGAAGCATGTCGTGTTGATTTTTAGGATCTAAATACTTTAATTCCTCTTTCTTTAATTCACCCGCTTCTTTCGCAGACCGCTTGTTTTTAAAACCGCTTTTGGAAACATACTTGCGTTTACCATCATCTGTATCATAATAAACTCGATAAGACCACGTTTTGCCTCTTTTGTGAACGTAAGGCATATTTACCATTCCTTTCGTATATGGTAAAATAGGCATAGAAAAGAAGCCTATCACCATAGGTTTTTTTGATCAAACCACCGCTCAGACCGACCAAAGTTGAAGCGGTGGTTATTTTTATACATTTTTATAATCTTGTAACTACTTGTATTGCCTTTCCAACAATCCTCGCTGGATTATCTTTATTGATAATGTACGGCGCATAGTTGCTATTTTCCGCAATTAAAATTGTTGTATCCCCTTGATACTGCACACGTTTTAGAGTCGCCTCTGTATCTCCGTTTACAACAACTGCTGCAATCTCCCCATTTTCCACTGTTGGTTGACTATTAACCAGCACTAGACTTCCATCTGGTATTTTCGGTTCCATCGAATCGCCTTTACATTCCAGGTAGAAAACTTCTTTACCTTTGATAGCATCTGAAGATACATAATCATATCCGATTACGTTTTGATCTGCTAACAACGGTGTACCACATGCAATTGTTCCGATGATTGGGACTTTGACTACTGAACAACTTTCTATATTAGTTATGTTGTCAAAAGTCGGATTTTTCGGAACATCATATCCCATAAGCCACGCTTCATTGACATTCAACGCTTTAGCTAATAGAAACACTTTATTTTGATTAGGTTCTGCAATGCCGTTTACATATTGAGAAATGTTGTTTCTCGCTATTTTAATTCCTAACTCTTCTGAATAAGGTTTGCATAATTCTAATATATCAACTTGTTTCAAATTACGTTCTGACATAATTTGATTTAATCGTTGACTAGCGTTTTCCTTAAAGTTATGATCTTCTATTAATTTTGATTTCGGGATATCAAAATAATGAGATAACATTTCGATTTTATCTATTCTAGGATATGTTTTAGCATTGATCCAATCTGAAACGGTCATGTATTTTAAATTTAAATCACTACATAATTTATTTCTATCTATATTGTGTTTTTTCATGTAATATTTTAAATTACTCGCCATAACCTCTTTGTTGCCTAAAGACATATTATAACCTCCTTAATATTATAATTACATTTTACGTTTATTCCGTGAAAAAGTAAAGAAAAAACAAAAAAATAAAAAAAAACTATTTACAACACGGTTAAACCGTGTTATTGTATACTCATAAGATAACTATCAAGAAAGGAGCGATAATATGAATAAGACACAGTATACTTTAAAAATGCTGAGAGCTAAAGAAGACATAACTCAAAAAGAAGCTGGCGAACGTGTTGGAGTATCTGAAGCAACGTGGCATAATTGGGAAAAACAAAAATCATTTCCTAACGTTCCACAAATAAAAGCAATTGAAAATAATTTTAACGTAACTTACGATGAAATTATTTTTTTTGACGTAAAACACGGTTTAACCGTGAAATTAAATAAAGAATAGGAGGAAACAGAATGAGTGAATTAATAGTATTTGAACATCGAGAAGTTTTAGAAGTTAATTTAGAAAATTTTTGTAAGGAGTGATGACATGAGCGTTGTTACTGAAGCATTTTTAGAACAAATGAAACAAGCAGCGCAGGAACATCCGACAGAATTTCAAGCGATTATTAAACCATTTGTTCCTGAAAAAGAAGAGCGAGTGAAACAGATGTATACACTAGTCGAGATATGCGAAACGTTGAATATTAAGTATTCAACATTCTATACAAGAGGATTACATAATCATCCAGAGATTTTAAAACTAAGAAAAAGATACGGAAGACATTATGCATATCCTGCAGAAGCGATAGATACGATCAAAATTCTATGGGAAGAAGGAGTTGGGCTTTAATGGAGCTGAAAAGACAGACAAAAACGTTTAAAAGAGCGATGAAAGCAGCTGCAAAGAATATTATTGATTTTCCACTAAGATGTGTCAAATGCATAGCTAGTCATGAAATAGATATTGATATTATGTCTTTTGTGGCAAAAAGTATGATGAAAGTTGTCATTGTGGGAAGTGTTGCAGTATCGATTGCCACAATTATGTTTGCTCACGCAAATTATGATGCATTACATTATGGTTCATATACACATTTTCCGACAGCACAAGAAAATTTACAGAAAAAAGAGAATGAAAAACGAGATAAAGAATTACAAAATTGGTTAGATGTGCATATGCCATAAAAATAAAAAAAGGATGTATAACAAATGAAATATATTAACAATTTAATTGATCTATATATTCAGACAGGATGTCATTATTACTTAGATGAAGCGATTGAATTAATTAACCGCATAAAAAAAGACAATAAGCCCGCCAGCTAAATTGTCAATAACTAATTATAACACAGAAAGAGGATGAAAAAAATGACAAAAAATAACAATGAAACAAAAACAGTAGCATATTACGTGATTAAAAAGAATGGTTCATACCTTGCAAAATATAAACAGAATAGCGCTCAATCGTTATGCTTTACGGCTAAGTATACAACTGAAATTGAATTTGCTGCAAAAGGTTTCCCAGCACCAGGTCAAAAACAAACTTTTGAAAAATTAGCAGCTGCATTTGAAGGTGAATTAGTAGCAGTTGAAGCTATTCTTGAAGAAATGCCAACAGGGACAACACTTGAAGAAAAAGACCCAAGACAAAAAGCGAACGAAGATGAAGATGAAGAAATCGAAGCGATGGAAGCATTGTCAGATGTGTTAGATAGCTTCATCAGCATGTTAGGTGGTGACAAATAATGAACTTATATGAATTATCGAACAACTATAATCAATTGGCGCAATTGATAGAAGAAAACTCCGATGCAGTAGAGAATGATGTATTAATTGACACGTTAGATGCTATTGAAACGACAATGGAAGATAAGGCTGAAAATATCGCCAAATTGGTGCAATCTTTAAAGGCTGAAGAGGAAGGCATTAAAGCTGAAGTCAAACGATTGAACGATAAAAAGAAAGTGATTACCAACAAGCAAGCGAACTTGAAAAGCTATCTACAGGACGTTATGCAGCAAACAGGTAAAACTAAATTCAAAAGCGGTACATTTAGCTTTGCTATTCAAAAGAACCCGCCTAAGGCAGTTATTGACGATTTAAGCTTATTACCATTTGAGGTGCTAGTAGTACAACCACCAACACCTGACTTGAATATCATTAAAGGCATGTTGAAAGCAGGCGAAGAAGTACCAGGCGCACACTTAGAGCAAGGCGAATCATTAAGAATTAGATAGGAGTGACGAAATATGCTACAGATAACTAAAGGAATTAAGGCACGTGCTCAAAAAGTGGTGATTTATGGCACTGAAGGAATAGGAAAAAGCACACTAGCAGCACAATTCCCTAATACTGTATTTATCGATACTGAAGGCAGTACAGACAACATGGATGTGGCACGATTTCCAAAGCCACAAACATGGAATGACTTGATGCATCAAATTGATTATGTAAGCAATACACCAGGAATATGTGACACGTTGGTGATTGATACTATTGATTGGGCCGAGCATCTAGCAATAGCGCATCTATGCTATCAATACGGAAAAAACGGTATTGAAGATTTTGGGTATGGTTATGGTTATGTATATTTAGCCGAAACAATCACCGAACTATTGAACAAATTGCAGCAACTGATTGATAAAGGCATTAATGTGGTATTGACGGCACATGCAACGATTAAGGCATTCACCAAGCCCGATGAGATGGGACAATATGACCGCTTTGAATTGAAGTTAGGTAAGAAGTCAAGCCCGCTGGTAAAAGAATGGGCTGATATGGTTCTTTTCTGTAATTATCAAACAACGATTATCACAGACTCGAAAACAAAAAAAGATAAAGCTTTTGGTGGTGAAAGAGTGATCCATACCGAACACCATCCTGCATGGGATGCTAAGAACCGTCACGGCTTACCAGCAACATTGCCATTAAGTTATGATGCAATAGCTCATATCTTTAATAAGCCAGCACCAACGCCAACAATCCCACAGCAACCAACGCAACAAGAACCAGCTGCAATGATTGGGGATGTATGGACACCTAATCAAGGACTTGAAGTGCAACAAACAGAACAAGTACCCGAATTTTTAGAAACAAGTTTACAAAACTTTGGCGAACAACCAGCAGCAACACCGCCGAACGTACCACAGGAATTAGCAGACTTAATGCAAGCGTACAACGTCACAATAGATGATGTTATGCAAGTAGTTTATCAAAAAGGACACGCAGCACCAGGCACACCAATGGAAGCAATACCAGTTGATTATTGGACTAACACTATTGTAGCTAATTGGATGCTAGTAATGCAGTCTATTCAATACAACCATACAAACAAATAAAAAAATACAAACATAAAAGGAGAAATAAAAAATGACATACAACACACAAAACATACAAGTACAAGGCGCTGAATTAGATTGGAACGGAACTATTACGGCTGATAGTGAAGCTAAACCGTATTTACTACTAGATGAAGGATTTTACAAATTTACAGTAACAAATATCGAAAAAACACGCTACCAACCAAGCCCAACAAGCAAAATCCCAGCATGCCCAATGGCTAATGTAGAGTTAACTATCAAAGTATTAAACGAAAAAGGCGAACCCGAAGAAACAAAAGTACATGAACGATTATACCTACACCAAACTATGGAAAATCGATTGAGCGGTTTCTTTGGTGCAATTGGGCAAAAGAAAAAAGGGCAACCATTACAAATGAATTGGAATACAGTTATTGGCAGTCAAGGTGTATGCAAAATTAACAATCGTAAATATGAAGGTAAAACATTTAATAATGTGCATTTCATGGTGTATCAAGATGATGTGCGCCTTGATGAAGTAAAAAACGCTAATGTTACAGGCAACGTAGCGCAAGCAGTGCAAGGAATTCAAGCGCAGCCCGTTATGATGCAAGGACAACCAATGCAACCACAACAACCAATGGCAGCGTCAGGAATGCAAGCAACACAACCGATGACATCACCAACACAACCAATGCAACAAACAGGACAAGTAGCACATCCGAATGGAGCATTTTAACAAAAATTAATAAAAGGATGTGAAAAATTTGAAGTTAAGACCTTATCAAATCGAAGCAAGAGAAAGAGTACAGGCAGAATGGGCAAAGGGTAATAAAAAAACATTATTAGTATTACCAACGGGATGCGGTAAAACTATTGTATTTAGCAAAATTATTGAAGATCGTGTGAATATGGGCGAGCGTGTGCTTGTCCTTGCTCACAGATCAGAATTATTGGAACAAGCAAGCGACAAATTAAAACAAGCAACAGGAATTGGGACAGCGCTTGAAAAGGCTGAAAGCAGCTGCTTGAATAGCTTTGAAAGTGTGGTAGTTGGTTCAGTTCAAACGCTGCAAAGGCAAAAACGGCTTGATTTATTTCCACCGAATTACTTTGATACGATTGTTATTGATGAGGCGCATCATTGCATATCGGACGGTTATCAGCGTGTATTGAATCATTTTAGTGGCGCTAACGTGTTAGGGGTGACAGCCACCCCCGACCGTGGCGACAGAAAATCATTAGGATCATACTTTGATAGTTTGGCCTATGAATATTCAATCGTTGAAGCAATCAAAAGTGGATACCTTTCAAAAATCAAAGCGTTAACTATACCATTGAATTTAGATCTATCCAACGTCAGCACGCAAGCAGGTGATTTTAAAGCAGGGGAAGTTGGCAATGCACTAGAGCCGTATTTAGAACAAATAGCGCAGGAAATGTTGGAACATTGCCAAAATAGAAAAACCGTCATCTTTTTACCACTAGTGAAAACAAGCCAAAAAATGACCGCAATTTTGAATGAAAAAGGTTTCCGAGCTGCTGAAGTCAACGGCGAATCAAAAGACCGTAAAGAAATACTGTCAGACTTTGAGAACAATAAATACAACGTACTATGTAATAGCATGCTACTCACTGAAGGTTGGGATTGTCCTGATGTTGATTGTGTGGTAGTCCTTAGACCAACAAAAGTAAGAAGTCTTTATAGTCAAATGGTTGGACGTGGTACACGATTAGCGCCAAATAAAGACCATGTATTGGTGCTTGATTTCCTTTGGCATACCGAGCGCCACGAACTATGCAGACCAGCATATCTAGTCAGTGAAGATGAAGAAGTACAAAAACAAATGACTAAGATCACTGAAGATAACGCAAGTATGGCACTAGACCTGGAAGACTTAGAATCACAAGCGGTTGAAGATGTGGTGCAACAACGTGAAGAAGCATTGGCTAAGCAATTGGCAGAAATGCGCAAACGTAAACGCAAATTAGTAGATCCATTACAGTTTGAAATGAGTATTCATGCTAATGACTTAACTAATTATGTGCCTAATTTTGGATGGGAAATGCAACCACCGAGCAAAGCACAAATTGAAAAATTAGAACATTTAGGAATCAATACTGATGAAGTAGGAACAGCAGGAAAAGCATCTATGATATTAGAACGATTAAGAAAAAGACAATTACAAGGACTTGCAACACCTAAACAGATTAGATGTTTAGAGCAAAGAGGTTTCAGAAATGTAGGCATGTGGACATTTGAGAATGCATCAAACATGATAACAAGAATAGCATCTAATGGGTGGCGAATCCCTAAAGGAGTAATACCAGCAACATTTGATGGAAGTTAGGAAGTGAAAGAGTGACACAGGAAGGATTGAACCTAATAGAAGTATTAAACGACTTAGACCCAAGCATATTAAGCTATCAAGAGTGGGTCAACGTTGGTATGGCTTTGAAATATGAAGGCTATACCGCACTAGATTGGGACAGTTGGAGCCGCAGCGATACAAGATATCATGATGGCGAATGTTTCAAAAAATGGGATACTTTCAATGGCAATGGGACACCAGTCAAAGGTGGAACGATTGTACAATTGGCTAAAGATTACGGGGCATTTGCCCCCGTGTCTAACGGCCGAAGCAGTGGGCATGAGTTGAGTTGGAATAGTCAGATTAACGATGATTATCGCATCGTTGATAGGGATTGGGTTGAAGGTAAGGAAATAAGAGAGCCAACGACATGGAACCCTATCCAACAACTAATAACATATTTACAAACATTATTTGATGCCACTGAAAATGTAGGTTATGTCACCAAAACATATGACATGACCACAGATGATGGCCTAGTGTTGCATAAACCGACTAAAGGTAATTGGGACAGAACAGCAGGCAAATTGATTGAGGAGCTACAAAAGTATGATGATATAGGCCTTGTATTAGGTGATTACAACCCCGAAGCAGGCGCCTGGATACGTTTCAACCCGTTAGATGGTAAGGACGTCAAAAATGACAATGTTACGGCTTATAAGTATGCCTTAGTCGAATCAGACAACATGGACATAGCCAAACAAAATGCAATACTTAGAGAATTAGAACTACCAATAGCAACGCTAACACATAGTGGTGGAAAGTCATTGCATGCGATTGTAAAGATTGATGCAGCTGATTATACCGAGTATAAGCAAAGAGTTGAATACGTATATAACATATGTAAAAAGAACGGTTTCACAATCGATACACAAAACAGAAACCCGAGCAGGCTTTCACGCATGCCAGGGGTTATGCGTAACGGCAAAAAGCAATTTTTAATTGATACCAATATTGGTAAACATGATTATAATGAATGGTTTGAGTGGATTGAAGACTTGAATGATGATCTACCAGAACCAGAAAAACTTTCCGACACATGGGACGATATGCCAGACCTTGCGCCCGAATTAATAAAGGGAGTACTTAGGCAAGGACATAAGATGCTAATTGCTGGAGCAAGTAAAGCAGGTAAGTCCTTTGCGCTGATTGAAATGAGTATCGCAATAGCTGAAGGCATGCAGTGGCTAGGTTTTGAGTGTGTGCAAGGTAGAGTGTTATACGTCAACTTAGAACTTGATAGACCTTCATGCTTGCACCGCTTCAAGGATGTTTATAACGGGTTAGGAATAGACAAACCAAAAAACCTGGATAATATCGATATTTGGAATTTAAGAAGCAAGGCGCTGCCAATGGACAAATTAGCGCCCAAATTAATACGTAGAGCGCAAAAGCGTAATTATTCAGCAGTTATCATTGATCCAATTTATAAAGTATTGACAGGTGATGAAAACAGCGCAGAACAAATGGCACACTTTACCAATCAGTTTGATAAGGTTGCTACAGAACTAGGGGCATCAGTTATCTACTGTCACCACCATTCAAAAGGGTCACAAGGGGGTAAAAAGTCGATGGATAGAGCCAGTGGTTCAGGAGTATTTGCACGTGACCCCGATGCAATCATTGACCTGGTTGAATTAGATCTAACAGATGATTTACTAGACGAACAAAAGAAACAAGCTCATATCAGTATCATTGAAAGTTGCATAAAAGCAACAAATAATGATTATTTTTACCAAAAAGTTACATTAGAAGATAAAAACAGTATAGCTGCTATGGAAAATCACGCAGAAATTGCCATACCGTTGCATCAAAGAATTGAGATGAACAAGCAACGCAAAGAAGCATCAAAAGCAGTTGACAATCAATCAGCATGGCGCATTGATGGAACGTTGCGAGAATTTGCCAAGATGGATGAAGTCAATGTGTGGTTCAAATATCCAGTGCATATTGTGGACAATACAGGGGTGCTTGCTGATATAGAACTTGATGACGGATTGCCTTATAAAAAGCCTAAAAAATCACCACAAAATGGTGGCGAAAAAGAAGGTGGAAAAAAGTCAAATACAGAAAAAATTGACAATGCAATGGCTATGTTAGATGACGGAGTACAACCTATATTATTAGAAGATTTAAAGGCATTTTTCACAGACAAAAAAGGCAAAGGCCCTTCAGAAAAAACAATCAGAAGATGGATAAAAGAAGGAAGCCATTACCACGTTGATAATTGCCAAATTAAGAAAAATGGAGACTAAAAAATCAGGGACATAGGGACAATCAGGGACATGTCCCTATGTCCCTGATGAAAAATATGCTTACAACATATATTAGAAAATAAGATATAACGCTAAAAAAATAAGAAAAATAACCTTATAGGGACAGGGACAACCAGGGACAAACACAGGGACATGTCCCTCAATATTACCTGGTGTATCGTTAAAAAACTAGGGACAAAAAATAATTTAGTCATGTCCCTACAACTTTTTAAAAATAGGCCAAACACTTAGAACACCAAGGGATAGCGCTAGGGACAAAAACATTTTGTCCCTGTGTCCCTATTCCAGAGACAAAACCGCTATATTGAATTTGTCCCTTTGGAACAAATTAGTGTCCCTGTGTCCCTGGAATAGTCCCCGCTCACGGGGGGTGTGGGTACATACCACCATAGGGGCATGCAATGTTTGCCCCTTATATGTCAGTAGGTCCCCTCCTACACCGAAGGCGCATGTCCTTGTGAATTTAAAAAATAATAAAAGGAAGTTGCAGCAGTGGAAATTTTAAAATTAAAAAATGAATTTTTTATGCCAATGAAAAAATTACCGATAACCACACACCAACAAAAACAGGTGACGGTGATCAATGGTAAACCAGTATTTTATGAACCTGAAAAACTAAAAAATGCACGTGCAAAATTGATGGCGCATCTAAGTCAACATGCACCCGATGAACCTATAAAAAATCAGCCTATCATTTTGAAAGTGCAATGGATTTTCCCACACACTAAAAAATCAAAAAACGGACAGTATAAAATTACTAAACCTGATACAGACAATTTGAACAAATTACTAAAAGATTGCATGACTGATTTGCACTTTTGGAAAGATGATGCACTAGTAGCATCAGAACACGTGGAAAAGTTTCACGGTGACATACCAGGCATATATATCAAAATTGAGGTGATGAGTGATGAATTATAGAGAATTTTACGATGAAGTAGTTGCGTGGATAGAAAAGAATCAAACACAAGCAGCATTGTATGGATTTGATAGCGAAGAATATTTTGATTGGGTATACAAGTCGAGCGCTGCAATATGTTATAAGTACCCAGGCAATAAGTTGGTGAAAAAACAAATGATGATGCTTGTGTATTGGATTGAAGAAGTATACAACGAGCAGATGAGAGGACAATAATAATGACATTAGGATATATTATTACAAACAAAAACGGATTATATTTTACAGGTATTAAGCATGATCTATTGTCAGGTTATGCACCAGGGACACCAACAAATAGATTGGTTTTTAAAAATGATATTCAACGAGCGTATTTTTTTACAGAAAAAGAAGTCGCTATGAAAGTGGCAAAAAACATTGATGGTGTCGTTTGGTTATCAAATAGTAAAAAACCAAGAACTATGCACGAAGTCATTATGTTAGGTAACAGACTATCAAAGCATATGGAAATAAACGGCTTAAAAGCAATTCAAATTGCTAGAACAATAGATGTGCCAGCAAGAGAGATTATCAGATTGTTGAAAGGACATGTCGATATTACATTTAAGCATGCTGATGCCATTCAACACTATTTAGATAACAATTAAAAAGGAGACACACAAAAATGGGTATTAAAATTTTAGCAATAGGCTGGTTATATTTTGCAGCAAGGGAAGTTAAACAATTTTTAGATAAGGATAGATAAATAATGAATAATGCTCAATTCGCTGGAATGATATGCGTGATATGCATTCTAGCACTACATAGACAGAATACAGAACAAAGAAGAGTAATACATAGACTTAGATTATTGATTGAAGAATTAGAACATAGAATATCAATATACGATAAGTATTTTATGGATCAGTTGCAAAAATTGGAGGATGAACATAACAATGAAAAGTAAAAAAGAATTTTTAAAAGAGCGCAAAAGATATATGACATTAGCGCTTGAAGTATGTCAAGGCAAATACGGTAATGGAAAAGAAAGAAAATTATTGCTAGATCCGTACTATGAAAAAGTACAACCGATTGTGGATGAATACATTACAGTGCACGGTAATGTTGAAGAAGCAATCAAAGGCTTGACAGCTGGAATCGCAACTATTGATGAAGCTTTGCGCAAAGAAACAACTGAAGAACTACAGGAAGGCACAAACGTGGACAAATTAAAAATTGGGATATATAAGCCAGCGCATTACAATCAAAACGGCTTTGACTTATTTGATGTTGCTAATCATTATTTTGACTTAGAAGAATTTAGAGCAGCAATGAAATTTACTTGCTTGAGATACATCATGCGTTATGACAAAAAGAACGGCATTGAAGATTTGAACAAGGCTATTGCATGCCTGGAACGTTTGAAAGAATACGAAGAAGAAAACAAATAAATTATATATAAAGGTGGAAATAAAAGGATGACTAATACAGAAAACGTAGCAGAAAAAGAAGCAATGCAAACAGAATGGAAAAACAAAAAAAGACCAATCAAATGCGAATTGTATCATGATAACTTTCAAAATTATAAACGCTATGCAATTAAGCCAGCGCAATTAGTAATTGCTGATATCCCATACAATTTAGGCGCCAACGCTTATGGAAGTAACCCAGTATGGTACGAAGGTGGAGACAATAAAAATGGTGAAAGTAAATTAGCAGGGTCAAACTTTTTCCGAGGTGATGACAATTTCAATATCGCTGAATTTATGCACTTTTGCAATAAATTGGTGAAGAAAGAGCCAAAAGCTAAGAACCAAGCAGGGGCTATGATTGTATTTTGCGCTTTTGAACAAATTGCTATGGTACAGGAATATGGAAAGCGCCACGGCTTTGCGAATAGCTATCCGCTTATCTTTTGCAAAAAGTCATCAAGTCAAGTATTAAAAGCAAACATGAAAATTGTTGGAGCTTGTGAGTATGCAGTAGTGCTATACCGTAATAAATTACCTAAATTTAGAAATGGAGTGCAACAAGATGGAAACGGCAAAAACATTCGTGGAACAGGTAAAATGATTAAAAATTGGGTTGAGTGGGAAACAGATACCAAAAAAGAAATTGAAAAAATTCATCCAACTCAAAAACCAGTTGCAACATTGAAGAAATTAATTGAGATTTTCACAGACCCAGGTGATGTGGTTATTGATCCATGCGCTGGAAGCGGTGCAACACTAAGAGCGGCTAGAGAGTTAGGCCGTCATTCATACGGCTTTGAATGCAATCCCGAATTTTACAAGCCAGCAATAGAAAAGATGTTGGTTGAGGTTGAAGACAACAAACCCGAACAAATAGACATGTTAGAAATGTTATAAGGAGTGGTAAGGAAGGAGCTGATGAGATGAACAAAGTAAATAATATGATTGAAAAGTTAAAATGCATAGATAGAGATAATGAGCTGCAATATGATATGGCGCTTAAAGAACATGCAATGTCAAATTATTATTATCACATGAGAAAAGAGCAGCTTTCATTGAACAACAGCGAATGGGAAACGATAAAAGACATTAATGAACATTTAACAGTAATACATCCACGCTTAATATATTTCCAGGGGTGGAATTCAATTCATCGCTTTCCAACTAAATACCGATATGAAATACATTACATATTAGATCTAAACAGAACAGCGCATCTAGCAACTCTCACACGTGGTGGTGTGAGACGTGAGCAAGGTTGGAGAATGTTGCAACAGGTGAGAGATAGCGGCTATTCATCCTTTGGCTTAGATGAAATGAATGAATTTATAGATATCTTAGAAACGATTGAAAGAAAAATATTGCGTACTGAAGAAGTGAGGGAATGGTCATGACATATGAAGATAGATTGAATATTGCGAAACATGAAGCGCATCTATTAGCAATTCAATTAGAAGGTAAATATGACCTTATCAAAATTTTGCAAGAATTAATCGAAAAGGAAAAAGCAAAAGGAGATGCAGCAAATGACAAACGATAATATTTTTATTCAAGTGTGGGGAGATAAAGGCGAAGAAAACACACGCTTTACAATTCAATTGTTGCAAGACAATAATATACCTTTTGCATTTGTAAATTGTGAAAAAATAGCATCAGAACAATTGCGTTGTATAACACCCCAGTAGTGCAAGTATTCAAATACAATCATTTATGGCGCACCTGGTATGGATTTCAACCACAAGCAATAGATGAATATATTTTGAATGTATAGGAGTGGGAAAAATGAACGAATTAGAAGAGTTAGAACAATTGAAAAAACGAATCAAACAACTAAGCGAACATGCTGATAGAATAGAACGAGAGTTAAAAGAAAAAGAAGAACAAAAAACAACAAAATTAGAGCGCCCCAACGTTGGACAGGATTATTATTTTATGAGTGTGGCAAGTGGCACAGTTGGAGTAATGAAAGATACATGGCATGGTTATCCGATTGATTTTGCACGCTGGAATTATTGCTATGGGGCATATAACAAATACCATGTGATGTGGACTATTGAACATATTAAATTGATTAACGAGATTAAGAAGTATACTAGACCATTTATCCGTGAAAAAGAAAACGTATTTTTTGTTCGTGATTTTAAAAACGGTGTAGAAGTATTGAATACGTATTGGCTTTTTGATACAGATTTCAATTCTTTTTATGGATATTTTGAATCAGAAAATGAAGTCAATAAATTTAGAGAAAATTATACTGAAAAATATATCTTAAAATTCTTATTCAAACCAATCGATAGAGATTATAAGGCAGTCATGCAATGGTTGGTAGAACAGGGGGAAAACAATGAACATAGCTGAAAAACGTTTCACAGATTACCCGAGGTACAAAAGCGAGATAGCACGAAGAAAAGGTGAGTTACTTTGGCGTGAAACAGATGAGAACAGTTGGATCAAACAACGAGGAACAAACAGCGAAGCAGTAGCAGTTGAAGTGTTAAAATTTGAAAATGATACATATATTAAAAATCGTGTTTTTTGGATGTCATGCGTTGAAGATACTTTGAATGAATTAGATGACGTACAACGTGAATTAGTGAAACAACGCTATTTTGAAAATGTATACGGCTATTCAGAGTTAGGAAAAATTCATAACGTTTCTAAGGCTACAGCTTGGAGAATATGTGATCACGCTTGTAAAATTCTAGCTGAAAAATTAGGCGAAGAATTGTAAAGTTGAAACAGAAAAGGGTAGTTGTTTCATGATAAAAGTAAGATAATTATATTGTGGAAGTATGAAAGTACAGACACCGATTAAATTTTGTTAATCTTTTGTAAAACATCCTTATTATTAATTAAGCAGCAACTATACCAGGTTGCTTGCTTGATAATGCATCTATAGTTGTAAATTTTATATCATATTATTACATCCCTTCTGAATGTATTATACCTTATTGGAAAATTCATATGTCTTGTCAAATACTAATTTACTTACTAACAGCTATAGATGTATTATTAAGCAATGAGTTGCTAGCGCTCAATGCTTAGACGTAACGGTCAATCGCTTGTGTGGGATGCATGAACGATTGCATAATTAAATATTTTTTACATGTGCAGGATTGTAACCTGGATAAAAAACACAAAAACTATAATATGTCAAAAAAAGAAAAAATAACTCATTTATTTATTTTAAAATTCTTTTCAAAGGAGCTATACCCTTTTCAAAAAAATAGCATAATATTCCAAAATGACGTATTTAAAAATTGCGTTATTTCTTTGTAGTGGAATGAACCACTTAAAAAATAAAATATCGTTTTACTTTTATTATTGTTGGAGATAACCAACTGAAAAAATCAAAATAAAATAATCTATATTAGTATCATAAATTATTTGAAATAATCTTGAAGCACAAGCGGCCTATTGGAGTTGATAAAGAACCCTTTACATCCGTTTGTGCTTATATTTTAGGACTGTTAGCTCAATAGGCAGAGCAGGTGGCTCATAACCGCCTTGTTGTAGGTTCGAGCCCTACACAGTCCATTTATATTAGAGTACCGTGCAATCGTGCGTGGTGCTTATTTTTTTGCATTTAAAACATGAAAGGTGGTGATGGAAAATGGCTGAAATGACACCAAAGCAACAAAAATTTGCTGATGAGTACATCATCAGTGGGAATGCTACAGATGCAGCTAAAAAGGCAGGATACAGCGAAAAAACGGCAAGATATATAGGGAGTGAAAACCTAACGAAACCCGTCATAAAAAATTACATTGATGAAAGAATGAAAGAATACCAGGATAAGCAAATTGCGACACAAGAAGAAGTATTGAACTTTTTAACTAATTCAATGATTGGTGAAGTTGATGAAGAAGTAGTTGTCACGGTTGGAACGGGTGACGGTCGCAGTGCAGTAAGGAAAGTTAGAAAAGAAATATCAGCAAAAGACCGCATCAAAGCAGCTGAATTACTAGGCAAACGCTATGGCATTTGGACAGATAAGCAACAAATTGAATCAGTCGCACAAGTTGTCTTCATTGATGATATTACCGATGATATTACCGAGGATGATATTGATGATGCAGATTAGAAAGAGCATGAAGCAACTATTGCCTAAAGCCTTTCATAAGTCGTGGATAATGGCGAATAAGCCCGATATTTTGCACGTTGTTGAAAAAGGAGGACGTGGGTCGGGTAAATCATCAGATATTGCAATAATGCTTATACAGCTAATTATGCGCTATCCAGCGAATGCAGTATGTATCCGTAAAATTGATAATACGTTAGAACAATCAGTATACGAGCAATTGAAATGGGCTATTGAGATACAAGGTGTTGGACATCTATTTCATGCGAATAAGTCACCGTTGAAATTGACGTATTTGCCACGTGGAAATTACATCATTTTCCGTGGAGCAAAAGAACCTGAGCGTATCAAGTCATTAAAAGATGCAAAATTCCCTTTTGCTTTTTGTTGGATTGAAGAGCTTGCAGAATTTAAGACTGAAGAAGACGTGACTACTATCACAAACTCACTGTTACGTGGTGACTTAGATGATGGTCTTTTTTATAAATTCTTTTATAGTTATAACCCACCTAAGCGTAAGCAATCGTGGGTAAATAAGAAATATGAATCAGTATTACAAGCAGCAAATACATATGTGCATCATAGCACGTACCTGGATAACCCGTATGTTGCTAAAGAATTTATAAAAGAAGCTGAAGAAACCAAGAAGCGCAATATCAAGCGCTTTGAATGGGAATACTTAGGCAAGGCAATTGGTAGCGGTGTGGTTCCGTTCGATAATTTAGTGTTTAGAAAAATCACAAATGAAGAAGTAAGTTACTTTGATAATATACGTCAAGGCAATGACTTTGGATATGCGAATGACCCTAATGCATTTATTAGATTACATTATGATAAAAAGAAACGCATTATATACATGCTTGATGAAATTTATGAAGTTAAGTTATCTAATAGGAATCTTGCAAAAAAACTACATGAAAAAGATTACCATACGCTGCTAACTACATGTGACAGTGCAGAGCCTAAATCAATTGATGACTTGAGGACTGAATTCCATTGCAGAGTTGAACCAGCTAAAAAAGGTGCAGGAAGTGTGGAACATGGTGAAAAATGGTTGGATGACTTAGAAGCAATAGTTATTGACCCCCACCGAACACCGCATGCAGCAACAGAATTTGAAAACATTGATTACCAGGTAGATAGAGACGGCAACCCGAAGAACAGACTAGAAGACAAAAACAATCACTTGATAGATGCAACACGATATGCACTAGAACAGGACATGGAGCAATCACGATTTGAAAGTTGGTAAAATAAGGAGGAATCACAATACATGGCCATTTGGTTTGATAAATTAGTGGAAAGGCTACTAATCAAAGATATGTCACAATTACAGATTATGGAGCTTGAGTTGAAAGAGCACGTAAACAGTGGCAAAATTCAAGCAATGAAGACAGCAGAACATTATTATTTAAATGAAACTGAAATACAGAACAAGAAAGCGCCAGTTGATGCTGATTGGAAAACTAACACAAAGCTATCAATGGGACTTTTCAAGAAATTTGTAGACCAAAAAACAGGATACTTATTCAGCAAAGCGCCTACCATTACAGTGGATGGGAACGAAACGGCGCAGGATTTTATTGATGATGTTTTCGACGAAGACACATTACAAGTTTTTAAAGACTTAGGAAGAGAATCAATTATCAAAGGTGTTGCGTATGCTATGCCTTATTACAACGAAGAAGGAAGACTAAGACTATTTCAAGTGCCAAGCGAGCAAATTATTCCATTTTGGAAAGATGAACGACATAATGAATTAGATGCGTTTATGCGCATGTATATTCAACCGTATTATGCAGCAGGTGCTAAACGATCAAAAATCATAGTCGAGTATTGGGACGAGGACGGCATCCAAGAATTTGAATTTAAGGATAACAAGCTGATTAAGACCAATAATGCACCACTAGCACACTTTTATTACACAGTTGAAGGTGATAACACCCAGCAACCATACGTGTGGGATAAGGTGCCATTAATTCCTTTTAGAGCAAATAAGGAAGAAACAAGTTTACTTGTACAGACTAAGGCGCTAATTGATAACCTGGAGCTACAGGCATCAACAAACGCTGATATTTTGGCAGATATTCCTAAGTTTATTTATATCTTAAGGAATTATGACGGCCAAGACCTAAACGAATTCATGCGTAATATTAATCTTTACCGCTCAATTAAAGTTAGAGCTGATGGTGGTGTAGATAAGTTGCAAGGTACTACAGATACAACAGGCGCTGAAGCCGAAATAGCACGTACAAGAAAAGCTTTATACGATGCAGCACGTGCGATTGATACACAAGATGAAAACTTAGGCAACGCAAGTGGCATGGCTTTAAAATGGAGATATACAGACCTTGATATGGACTGTAATGACTTAGAAAATGAATTTCAAAAAGCCATTCAACAGCTTTTATGGTTTGTTGGCTCATACGCTGCAACTATTGGAGTAGATGTGAACCTAGTTACATTCAAATATCAATTCAATAGAAACATTATCAGTAATGAAAGTGAAGCTATTGAGAACTGTGGTAAATCAGCAGGTATTTTAGATGATAAGACAGTACGTGAACAGCATCCGTGGTATAACGATGATGTAGAAACACGTTTAAAAGAGCAAGAAAAAGAGTTGACAGCTGATGATTATGCTTTTGATCATAACCATGAAGAAGATGAATTGAATGAGTAAAAGTCAAAAATATTGGAAAAAACGCATTCAACAACAAGAACATAACACTGATAAAATTAACGAAAACTATTTGAATGGCATTGATAAGCATTTGCAGCGCTATAAAAATGATTTAAAAAAAGAGATAGAATCATTCTATAGTAGATATGCAACTGATTATAAAATGACCATGGCTGATGCTAGAAAGCTATTAACAGATGACGAAGTAAAAGAATTTAAAAATAGCACATTAGCAAGGTATCGTGAATTGGTATTAGATCCTAACACCCCGCCACAGCTAATTGATGCACTAAGCTATAGACATAGGATAAGTCGAAAAGATGCGCTTATTGCTGAAATAGAACGGCTTACAGTTGAATTATACGGTGGTAAAGATGGCATACAAGAATCAGTCACTGATTGTTTGGGCAAGGTGTATAAGAAAGCATCAATTGACATTGCAAAAGGCTTTCAATTAGCAGGTAAGGATGCACGACCTATTTTGAATGATGACGTGGTTAAGCAAAAGCTCAATGCAAATTGGAGCGGTAAGACGTTCAGCCAGGCGGTATGGGGCCATGAAAAAGAGTACATGAAAAAGATTGAAAAGACTTTAAATCATGGCTTTATGCAAGGTCATAACGTTAACAAGATGATAAATGCGCTTGAAGAAGTGACGAACGTGCCACGATATCGAGTTAAGGCGCTAATCTATACAGAATCAACTTACTTTGCTAATTTGGCTAATATGGACCAAATGAAAGCAGTAGATGCCAAACAATATGAAATTATGGCGGTACGTGATAATAAAACATCAGAAAAATGCAAGCATGAAGATGGTAAGGTATATGATATTGATAAGTTTGAACCAGGAAATACCGCACCACCATTCCATGTACATTGTCGCAGCTCAATCATTCCAAGTTTGACCGAGGAAGAAGAAAAACTATTTGAAGAGCCTGAGGAAGAAGACCCGCATGTAATCAAGAAAAAACTTGAAAAAGAATACGATAAAACAAAACTTGAAGCAATAGCAATCAAAAAACGTTTGAAAGAAATTGAAATGTTAGGAGATAACCCGAACATCACCGAAGCTGAAGAAGATAAGTTGATTAATGAAATGAATAGCTTGTGGTCAATGGAAAAACGAATAAAAAAACGATTAAATGAATTAAAAAAATATTTAGCCGAATTAACATCCTTAGAAAAAAATACCCCTGTTGACAGCGCAGCAGTAATAGAGCGTAGACAATTTTTGAAAAATGCAACCCCCAATGATATTATTGAATTAGGAAAGTCAATAGAAGAAAAGCATAAAATTAGCGAAGTGATAGGAAAACCCGAAAAAATCAAAGCTATCTTTGAACAATACAGGCCTATGGGTGGCAAAGTTAACAAAGAAGATTGGTCTACTTATTCAGATAAGAAAGTAAAAGCGATGTTTGAAGATGCACTTTCTTATTACCCGACGGAATGGGCAGATGTTCCACGCAAACACCACAAGCAAATAAAATGCACAAAAGCAGGGAGAGGTTTTTTCTCATCTGAAGGCGCACTGAATGCAGCGGGTGACAGATATGATATCAGGGTGAAGAATTACAGAGATTGTGTCACATTTGCGTGTAACACAGGCACATATGCACGAAAAACAACACCGTTTCATGAGGTTGGGCATATGATGGAATGGGATTGTCCAGACCTGGTGCGACTAGAAAAAGAATATATTGCAATGAGGGCACAAGGTGAAGACTTAGTGCGCTTGAAAGATTTATTTCCAGGCTATGACTATGACGATGATGAGTTGTGTTTAAAAGATGATTTTTTATCACCTTATATGGGCAAACCATATGAAGATGCAGCGGAAATTTTTACAATGGGGATTGAAGGGCTTTTCAAAAAAAGTGGATACATAAAAGGTGGCGGAGATTATAAAACAAGGTATATTACGGACGATGAAGAATTCATGCACTTTATAATTGGTCTTTTAACGAAAGTATAGAGGAGGGGTCAGAAATGGAAAAATTGCAAAAAGAACATCGAGCAATAAAAAAAGAGTATCTGAATAAATTTGGGGCAAACTCACTTAAAAGGGTTATATTGCCATTAACAGTTTCAGGGACGGATGAGGAAAGACGCGAGGATATGAAAGAAACTATTAAAATGTTAAAACAAGCGATTGAAGCAAATGAACCAATCGAGCAGTCACCGCCACACTTATGGAATAAAATATATTTTTAATTTACTAAGCAGCTACTATTGCAGTAGTTGCTTTTTATTATGCAAAAAAGGAGGTGAACATATGGAACTATCACAAACAGTTGAAATGATGAACAGTACAGACTATAAAGAACGTTTTAAGGCTGAATATTGGCAGGTGAAAATCAGACATGACAAATTGTATAAAATGGTTGTTAAATTTGAAGCAGGTCACCTGGATTTTAGACCAAGTTGCGATATAGAATTTCATAAAATGCAACTAGATGCGATGCGTGAATACTTATATGCGTTAGAAGTACGAGCAGAACTTGAAAATATTAAATTATAAATACTAACCGCCCTAGACATGGCGTTAAAAGGTCTATTTTTTATGCCCACATTTTGCAATGTGGCCTATTGCGTGGACGTTACCACGGAAAATATACGAATTTTAGGAGGAACAAAACAAAATGAAACGTGAATTTTTGGAACAAATGGGACTAGACAAAACAGCGATTGACAGCATCATGGCAGAACACGGCAAAACAATTGGAGCGCTGAAAGAAGAAAAAGAAACGGCCGAAAAAGAAAAAGAAGCAGCGCAAATGAAGGCAAAACAATTTGAGCAAGAGATTAAGACACGTGATGCAGATATTGAAAACTTACAGAAAACAGCTAAAGACAATGAAGAACTACAAGGACAATTGACAACGCTACAGGAAAAATACAACGAATCTAACATGAATCATGCTATTGCAATGGCGCTAAAAGGTTCAGTTCATGACGTGGATATTGTAGCTAGCCAGTTGGATAGAAGCGCATTAAAGCTAGGCGATGACGGCACTATTGATGGACTAGATGCACAGGTTGAAGCACTGAAAGAAACAAAAGGCTTTTTATTCATTCCAGCTGAAGACCCTGCATCAACAAGCCCCGAGCCAGCACCACAAGCGCACATTGTTGGAGCTACACCCAAAGGAACAAATGCAGGGCAAGAAGTAACACCACAGCAACAATGGATGGATGCCTTCACGGCTGATATCCAACACTAAAAACAAACAGAAAAGAGGAAAAAGAAACATGACACAAGCGATTAATTTTGCAGAATCTTATCAAATGGGATTACAAAAACGCTATGCAGAAAATGGAGTATTACATACACAAAAATTATGGAATTCACCATCAAATAGCACATTAAAATGGGTAGGAGCTAAGACAGTAAAAGTCCCAACATTAAATATTACAGCGGGACGTAAAGACCGCCAACGTCGCACAATTACAGGAATTGAAGCGAATTATACAAACGATTGGGAAGTATACGAGCTTAAAAACGAGCGTTATTGGTCAACATTAGTAGACCCGTCAGACGTTGACGAAACAAACTATACAACTACTATTGCGAACGTTACACGTGCATTCAATGATCAATGCAAAGCACCCGAAAAAGATATGTATATGTTATCTAAGTTATATACAGAAAAAGAGCGCTTAGACAGTGGAAAAGCACAAATTGTAGAAGAGAAATTGACTGAAGATAATTTCTTAAAAATCTTTGATGATTTAATGGAGAAAATGGATGAATTACAAGTACCGCATCAAGGCCGTACGTTATTTGTCACACCGCACGTTGCCCGTATCATTAAAAATATAAAATCATGGGGACGTTCAGTAAATATCCAAAACGGTGGAACTACAATTGACCGCCGCATTGACTTATTAGATGAAGTGACTATCGAGCCAGCCATTCCATCTAATTTAATGAAGACAGCGTTTGACTTTACTGAAGGCGCAACAGAAGCACCAGGAGCAAAACAAATTGAAATGCTATTAATTCATATTCCTTGCATGGCAGCACCCGAAAAATACAAATTTGTAGGCTTAGACAAACCACAAGCGCAAACAAGTGGAAATTACTTATACTATGAACAATCTTACGATGATGTAATTGTATTCAAACAACGTCACCAAGGTATGGCATTTGCTATTGATCCAGGCGAGGCATAAAGGAGGTAAACAATGTTATTTGTAAAAAAAGATAATCGAGTATTACGAATTGATGAAGCTGAAAAAGCAGGTTATTTATCAGATGGCTATGATGTCATCGATGGAGTAACAGGCGAAGTGAAAGAGGCTGCAACAGGTGGAAAAGTCTATACACCAGCTGAAATTGCAAACATCAAAAAAGAAAATACAGCATTAAAAAAAGAAGTAACAGCATTAAAAAAAGAAGTAACAGCTTTAAAAAAACAAGTGAAAGAAGTTGCTAAAAATGATACCGACGGAACAGCTAAAAAAGATTAAAGATTTAGCTGCTAAACGTTTGGAACTATTAGACATAACAATTTCAGAAAACGTGTTGAACTATACCGCTTTGGAAATGGTTCAGCACGTTTTGAATTTTTGCAATCGTGAAGACATCCCACAACAACTTGAATACATTATAGCTAAAATGATTGGTGATTATATGATAAGCAATTACACAGACCAAGCAAACGAGGATGCAAAGTCCATAAAAGTTGGAGATACCACAATACAATTTGAAAGCAACAGCACTAATGCTATTGTTGTTAGCTTTATGGACGACTACAAAAGCGATTTATATCGTTTCAGGAAGTTGGAATGGTAATGAATATTAATAATATGCTTTTAAAGGCTAAAAACCCTATCTTATGGACGTTTGATAGCAAGTGTGATGCATTTGCCTTTGAGGAATATACAAAGCCAAATGGAGCGAATGCAAAGCGTAAAATCGTAAGCGCCAAGGACGTACCATGCAGACTATCAGTGATGCAGTTAACTAACACCACTATGGAACAGAATGCAGCGAACAGACTACATATGACACACAAGCTGTTTGCACCAGCTGATGCGCCTATCACAGGTGGGTCAAGGTTGATTGTAAACGGTGTGAAATATGTAACTACTGAAGAACCAATGAAGTATGTGACACACATTGAAGTGGGGGTGAATCGTGATGAGTGGCTTTGATTTTAACGAGTTAGAAGAGTATGCAGATAAATTGGATAAGCTTACTAGTGGAATTATTGACCAGGAATATTGAAAAGCTGCAAATATTGTTGCAAAGAAATTTGCTAAAGATGTAGCTAAGCGCACACCTCACGATACAGGAGATTTACAGAAAAATTGGAAGTACCGAGTTTTCAAGGCACGTGCTGATGAGTATATTATCCTGGTGTGGAATCCGATGGAATATGCTGAATACGTTGAAAACGGCCATAGAATTATGCGCAACGGCAAAAAAATAGGATGGGTAGAAGGCCGTTTCATGATGAAAACAACATATGATGAAATTGAAAAATTAATGCCAAATGTTGCAGCTAACATTGAAAGAAAGTTGAGGAAGGTGCTAGATGAGTAATGACATTATTACGCTTTTGATCAAACAGTTAAAAGCAAATTTTAATGATATTGCAGTATATGACGAACCAACGCAGCAAGGCTTAAATTTGCCGTGTTTTATGGTTGGTAAAAAGCTGATGAAGCGCACAAGACTAGCCAACCGCAACGATAGTCAATTGTATTTTGTACATATGCAATACATGACAGATAACACAGACACCGTACAAGCCGAATTTGAGGGGGTAGAAGATATTCTACTATCACAAGCATTTAGATATTTAGGAGATAGCTACCACGTGAATGAGCTTGAATTAGACCGACTTGATAACATGCTAGTGGCCACATTTAGCGTGGAAATATTAGGGCGTTGGAGCGTTGATGGTGTGAAAATGAAACACATGAAGGAGGATACGAATTTTGACGAAGATTAAAGGAGTATCAAAAGTTGCAATTATCAAAGCAGCAAAAAAAGAAGATAAAAAGTTGATGGAAATTCTATTGAATGATGAAAAATTATACACATTAGAAGCAGCAACTAAACTCATTGAAAAATGGAGAACAAAAGGAGTGAACAAGTAAATGACACAATGGAACAATCAAAATAAGGTGCGACCTGGAGCGTATGTCAATTTTGAATCAAACAGCTTAGGCATTCCACCAGTTGACGGTTCAAACGTCACAGCCGTGCTTATTGGTGGCACATGGGATGGAGCTGAAAAGCAATATACATTAGTAAATCACAAAACAGATTTTAATGCTTTATATGGTAAAGATTTAAATGAATTAGTCGCAGTCCGTGAAGCATTAAAAGGAACATCACAAGTATTAGTATATGATGCTTTATTTAAAAAAGGCACAGCAGCAACTACTAGTGATAGTGGTGCGACGGTTGAAGCAGTCAAAAAAGGTTCAGCAGGTAATATGATCAATGTTATTTTTACTAAAAACCTTGATGAAAATTTTGATATTGTAACAACGTTCAAAGGCGTGACGGTAGATGCAGTTGAAAATATTTCAGCTGAAGAAATTTACACAAATGATTATGTGAAAATTACAGCATATCCAAGTCAAGATGCGACTGTTACATTAACAGGTGGCGCAGATGTAGAGATTGCTAATAAAGATTATGAAGGCTTTTTGATTGGCTTAGAAATGCAAGATTTTAAAACAATTGCGTTAGCGATTGAAGATAGCTCATTGCATAAATTAATGCATGCATACATTACAGAATGGCGCAATAACGGCCGCTCAGTAATTGGCGTTACAGCCAATTATGCTGCAGACCATGAAGGCATTGTATCAGTTGCAAATGGTGTCACATTAGCCAATGGCGAAGTATTAACAGCATCAGATGTAGTTTATTTCACAGCGGGGCAATATGCTGGTGCTGGTGTTGACTCTAACACATACGCAGTATATCCAGGCGCAGTAGATTGCGAACGTAAAACAAATGCAGAAACAATTGAATTAATTGAAAAAGGTCAAATTGTGTATACATTTAAACACGGTAAAGTAGTTACTGAAACAGATGTAAATACATTAGTTACATTCACAGAAAAGAAAAATCGTTCTTTCCGAAAAAATAAACTAATTAGAATTCAAGACATTATTAATGACAATGTGCATAACGTATTTGAAAATTATTTTATTGGTAAAGTTATCAACAACGATGACGGACGTGAAAGCTTTATCGAAAAAGTTATCACTACAGTATTAGATCCATTAGCAGCTAAAAATGCATTATCGTATGTAGCTGAAGAGTTAACATGCGACATTGGAATGGATACAGACAGCATTGTTGTGGTTATTCCAGTAACATTACACGACGCTATGGAAAAAGCTTATATTACGATAGTTTGCAAATAAAAAGGAGGTAATGAGTAAATGACAATGAATCAATTCGATGCATTATCAGCTAAAGAAGGTAATGTATATTTCACAATTGATGGTAAGCAATATGAAATGGCTGAATTAATCAGCTTGAATGCTTTCCTAGAATTTGAAACAGCAAAAGTAGCCACTATGGGCAGTCGCATGGTTGGTGAAAAAATTGTAGGAGGGGCAGGAACAGGAAAAGTGAAAATGTATTTCCACCGCCCCGAATTCAAAGATATTGCAATCGACTATATCAAAACAGGGAAATATCCACGTATTGACATTAGAGCAATCAACGAAGATAAGACATCACGTGCAGGACGTCAAGTGATGTTATATAAAAATTGCATCTTTAAAAAGATGATGCTTTCAAATATCGATGCTGAAAGCAATGAGGTATTGACTGAAGAAACAGACTTTACTTTCCAATCAGTGGAAAAATTATCAAGTTTTAAAGTAATTGAAGATTAATAATAGTATTGCGCATAGAATTCTATGCGCTTTATTTTTTAAAAAATAGGAGGACATCACATGTCAAATATCAAAAACTTTTTTAAATCTAAGAAAAAGAATCAAGAAAATAAAAAATTTAAATTACCTAATTTTGGTGATGCAGAATTTGAAATTAAAGTGCTAACAAGTGACGAGCTTGAGAAAATTAATGCAATTGCCACTACACATAAAGTTGGTAAAAATGGCAAACAAGTACAAATTGTAAATGAAGCAGTCATTAACCGTGAAATGTGCGTGCGATCATTGGTAGTGCCAGATCTAAACGATGCAGAATTACAAAAAGATTGGGGTTGTATGGGTGCTAGTGAATTGTTTGGGAAAATGTTTGATTGGTATGAAGCAGCTCAAATCCTAAAAGAAGTAAGTAAAATTGCAGGTATTGAAGATATTAACCAGGAAATTGATGAAGCAAAAAACTAATAGAGCAAGATGCTGAAGCAAGCTTGATGCATTTTGCTTTGCAGAAATTAAAAATTTTACCACATGAATGGTTAGCGTTAGACACACAAGAAAAAGCATTTATTATTGCATCTATTCATGTGTATGCAGCAGAACAGCAAAAATATAACACATAGGAGGTGGACAAATGGGAGAAATAAAAACCACCTTGACATTAGCCGATAAGATAACAGCTACATTGCGTGGAGTACGTGCGACAATGGCACAAGTTACCACACAAGCTAATTTAGTAAATACGGCAATTTATAAACAAGATAATGTTATGAGTAAGACCGCTCAAAGTACAAGATACTACTTGAATGCAGCAAACAAAGTTGTTACAGCACAAGGTAAATTTGTAAGTGCTGCAGAATTTGCAGCAACAGGTTTGAGAAAAGAAGACCTTGAATTGAGGAAAATAAACCGCACAGCTAGATATACCAGTGCAACATTCATGGACTTAGGCCGTAAAATGAAAAGCACTATGAGTGGCATGCATGGGCTTTTAGGTGGTATTGCATTAAGTACATCAGCATTGTCATTAGCTAAACAGTCGGACGAATACGCCAACATGAATGCCCGTCTGAAGATGATTAATGACGGACTAAGCACCACCAAACAATTGCAGAACAGTATCTATAAGAGTGCGCAGCTTACAGGGTCAACATACAATGACGTGGCTAATGGTGTAGCTAAAATGCGCATGCAAGCTGGAGAAGTGTTTACTAATAACGGCGAAACATTAGCATTTTTAGAAACTATGAACAAGTCTTTTGTTGTCGGTGGTGCATCTATCGAAGAACAAAAGAGCGCCATGCTACAGTTAACCCAGGCGATGGCCAGCGGTAAGCTACAGGGTGACGAATTGCGAAGCCTTGCAGAAACATCGCCAGCGCTGATACAAGCTATTAGTGACTATTTAGGTGTATCACGTGGAGAAATTAAAAAGCTAGGCGCTGAAGGTAAATTGACCGCTGATATTGTTAAAAATTCTATGTTAGCTGCAAGCGGTAAAATCAATAGTGAATTCGAACAAATGCCGTTAACATTTGCTAGAGCTTGGCAACAATTCAAAAATTATTCATTAGTAGCATTAGAACCAGTTTTAGTTGAATTAAACAGGATAGTAAATTCACCTCATATGGCACAATTTGGTAATATTATTGCTAAAGGTATAAATATAGGAGCACAAGCACTACATCAGTTGCTTAATGTGGCTAGCGTGACAATAGATATCATGGCTAGTGGTGGCGAACTGATAGCCAATAATTGGGACTTAATAGCACCGCCATTATTTACTATCGTAGGCCTTTATTCAGCCTTAAAATTAGCAACATTAGGCTACAAAGGTGCAGTAATTGCCATGAATACGGTTGAAGCCGTAAGCGTTGGCATCAAAGGAGCGTTGTCAGGTGTTACCACAATTAAAGCAGCAGCAAGTACGATGGCAACAGGCGCCACATTTGCAGAAACCGCAGCGCAGCACGGCTTAAATGCTGCATTTTTAGCGTGTCCCATTACATGGGTTGTATTAGGTGTAATAGCATTAGTTGGTGCTTTATATGCAGGTGTAGCAGCTTATAACCGATTAGCAGGTGCATCAGTATCAGCGACAGGTATTATAGTAGGTTCATTGTTTGCAGTAGGTGCTATAGCTAAAAACGTAATAACTTTTATAGTCAATTTTGGTATTGGTACAGCACAAGCATTAGTAAATGCGTATCAATTAGCTGGTTATGGTATTCAATTAGCATGGTACGGTATTAAATTAGGATTTTTTACAGCGGTTGATGCAGTACTTAATGCAGGAATAAGCGCAGCTGAATGGCTAGTCAATACTTATTTTGATTTAAGTTATAACGTGCAAAACGCATTTCATCAAATGGGACTATTCATCACAACCACCGCACAAAATGCAGCATCAGTGACTGACAGTGTGATCAATGCGTGTATTGGCGGTATAGAGAATATGATCAATAGAGCGATTGATGGCTTAAATAAGATTGTAGGCTTTGCAAATAAAGTTGCAAAAGTATTTGGTGGTGAAGGTATAGGAACTATCAGCCATGCATCATTAGGTCGCTCAAATTTAGCAGGTTCTTTTGGAGGAAACAGTTTAGCAGCGCCAACAAAACATGGACCAGTTACATTTGGTAGATCATCATTAGCATCCAATGTTGGCGATGCGCCACAATTACCAGAATTCACAAAATTGCAAGGCTTTGAATATGCAAGTATTGGTGATGCGTATCGCAATGGTTATAGTAAAGGCGAAGGATTAGCTGATAAAGTAAGTAATTTTTTCAGTGGCAAAAACAACGATGTAGAATCACCAGCTGATTTAATGCAACAATCACAATTACTTGATAGCCTTGAAAGTTTACCAGGTGCTGCAAGTGGTGGAGCTGGTGGCGGTAAAGGCGGAAATCCAACAGGCGGAAAATTAGACAGCATAGGCAAGATTGATGATGAAATTGCCATTGACGATGAAGTTATTAAATTAATCAAAGATGTTGCTAACCAGGAATATCAACAGAAATTCATCAAGCTAGAGCCTAAAATCGTGACAAATATTGGAGAGATTAAAAATGAAAGTCAATATGCTAATGCATTAGATGATTTAAATGCCAAAATTGTAGATGCTATCAACAATGGTGCTGATGGTATCTAAGAAAGGAGGGGAAGGATGAATATTTTTATTGACGGCTTAAAAATTCCAGTTATGCCCGAAAATATAAAAATTGGAAATAGTCAAAATTTAGAAACGGTAAATATAATTGAAGCAGGCGAAATACCTATCAATATTGGTGCAACACTTAAAACAATAGAATTTACAAGCTTTGTGCCTGGTTCTTTTAGCGATGGATCATACATGCGCCATGGAAATATTAACCCTAAAAGTTTTATAGCTAATATCGAAAACAAGAAAAAAAATGGAACACCAGTACAATTGTTGGTAGGTGGCCCATTAGGCGCTGCAATCAATAGTAAATTTTTAATTGAAACTTTTGATTTATCGAGTAAGGTGGGATATGAAAATGACGTTATTTATTTAATTAAATTTACCGAATATAAGAAGCATGTTGCGAAAAAAATTGAGATAACAAAGCAGAAAGTTATTTTCAATAAGCCTAAACCGACAAATAACAATAAACCGACACCAAGAACAGCAACAACTCAAACGCCACATCATAAAACGCATACAGTTGTTAGAGGCGATACTTTATGGGCTATTGCTCAGCGAAATTATGGCAGTGGGTCTCAATATCCTAAAATTTTTAATGCTAATAGAGATAAAATTAAAGACCCTAACCTTATCTATCCAGGGCAGGTGTTAACAATACCATGATGGAGTTATTTTATCAGAACAACAACACAGGTGCAGGTTGGGACCTTGCAAGCGTAGCAACCAGCGCATCACTTAAAACGATGATGCGAGGTGCTGCATGGTCTTTGGAAATTAAATTGAATACAACTGATATTGACTTTAAAAGTGACCAATACGGATCACCGTTAGCCATGAAAATAGATAATAAAGAGGTGTTTTTTGGTTATTTAACAAAAGTGAAACGCAGCAAAAATGGACATATAACATTAACTTTCCACGATCAAATAAAATACTTGTTACAGAATATTAATTTTGTAGGTAAAAATAAAAGCTGTAGCGACATAGTGACTACTATATGCAATGACTTAGATTTGACTACAGGTGTTATCAATGCACCAGGTAATCAATTAAAGCCGCAATTGAAAGAAGATAAAAAGGCGTTAGATATCATTCAAGAAGTATTAGATGAGGTTCTAGTTGCAACAGGTATTTTTTTAGTGCTATGGGATAAATTTGGAGAATTAACAATCGATACACCAGCTAATCTACCAATCCAATATATTATTGGCGATGGTTCATTTTTAACTGACTTTGATTTTGAAGGCACTATTGAAGATAGCTCAAATATTATCAAGTTGGTACAAGAGAATAAAGAAACTAAAAAACGTGAAGTATACATTTTCAAAGATAGTAAAAATATACAAAAATGGGGTATTTTGCAACATTACAAAAAAGTTGATGAAAAAATGAATTCAGCACAAATTGAACAGATGGGTGATATGTTGCTGAAGTTGAAAAATCAGCCTAAAAAAACAATAACATTAAAAAGTGATATAGGTGATATAGCATTTTTAGCAGGGCATTCAGTATATGTTGATTGTAAGGAATTAGGCAATAAGGGCTGGTATATTATAGACGAATCGACGCATACTTTTGAGAGTGGTAAGCATTCCATGGAAATTAAACTATATTTAGCAGGTGAATCATAATGACAGATATTATACCGAATTTAAAAAAGTTTATTAGTAATTTTATTGAAAATAGACAATTTGCGAAAATGACCACAGGGGTGATTGAATCAGTTGACCCTTTAAAAATTAAGCTTGAGAACGATATAACGCTTGATAGCGACATGTGCGCATTGACGTGGACTGATAAGCTTACAAATGATTATAAGGGGCTTACAGTCCATTTAGTGCGCCAGGACGGCGGGGGCTTTTATTATGTTTTATATAAAAAAGCCGTATTGTATAAGCGTGAAGATGAAAGAGGTGACCAATTATAAGCACACCAAAAACACAATTTTTAGAAGTGATAAGAAACACGAAAACAAAAGAAGTGCAGCCAAGCCATACACTAGATGAAAATAATATCTTAAAGCAAATAGATGGCATAGAAGCATTGAAGCAAAGCATTGAAAGGATGTTGACCACTGAAAGATATCAATATAGCATTTATGATCATAGGTACGGTATTGAATTTAGTGAGTTGATAGGTGGTGATGCTGACTTTGCAAGATTGGACATTGAAAGACGTGTAAAAGAATGCTTATTTGAAGATGACCGCATCGAAAATATATATAATTTTTATGCGCAAATTATCGATGATAACATGCTTATACGCTTTGATGTAGATACGATTATAGGCACAATTAATATGGAGGTGAATTTATGACAAAAGGCAAAGAATATACAGAGATATTGGATGATATGCTCAATAGATTTGATGATAAATACGATAAGCGCCAAGGCTCAATACTTTATAACTTAGTAGCACCAGCAGCTCAAGAAGTAGCTATACAGTACACAGCGCTAACAGCATATGAAGATATTAATTTTTTAGATACCAGCTATGGTGAATATCTAACAAGATTATGCAGGCAATTTGGAGTTGAACGGTTACCAGCTACAGCTGCAATACGTGTTGCAGAATTTGAACAAGAAATACCGATAGGGACCCGCTTTTCAGTTATTGATAGTAAGTTAAATTTTAGAGTTTTAGAACGAAAAAGCGGTCTAAACTACAACTTGATAGCAGAACAGCCAGGACGGGCATCTAATTATGTGCGAGGTGAATTAATCAATATTGATGCTATTAAAAATTTTGAAGGCGCTGAAATTGGCCGTGTAATTGTACCAGGCGAGGACTTAGAAACAGATGAACAATTGCGTAAACGTACAATCGAATATATCCACACACCCACATTAAATGGTAATGTAGCGCAATATAAAGCATGGGCTAAGGAATTCAAAGGGGTTGGCGGTGTATTAGTTGAATCACTTTGGAATGGTCCTAATACAGTTAAATTATCGATTGTAGATAGTGATGGGGATGAAGCAAGTCCTGAATTAGTCCAAAAATTCCAGCGTTTTATTGATCCAGAACCAAAAGGGCACGGCTTAGGAGTTGCCCCAATTGGCGCATTTGTCACAGTCGCATCAGTCCAAGGATTTGCAATCACGATTGAATGCACAATCAAAATTGCTGAAGATGCTGACGTTGACTATATTAATGATCAAGCTGAAGATGACTTGAAATCTTATTTAAAATTAGAAGCTTTTAAAGAAAAAGAAGTACGAACTTACAAAGTAGCTACTATTATAGATCGTATTGATGGAGTGCTTGACGTAGATGATTTACTTATTAATGGTCAAAATGCATCATTGACATTATCTAATACTGATTTACCACGATTAGATGAGGTGACTTTAAATGTCGCAGGTTAAAAAGAGAATGCTTGAAGCAATTCCAAAAATTAAAGATGATACTATTATCGATTTGCTAGAAGCTGAAGCGCCCGAATTGGAACTAATAACATCATTGATTGATGATACTAAAAAATTAATAATGATACCGCATGCTAATCTTGAGTGGGTAGAGCGATGGGAAAAATCTTTAAATATTAAGCCACAAACAAAAGATTTAGACGAACGAAAAAGATATTTGACTACTGTATTGACTAGTAAAGTTAAGATATCAAGCGAAACGTTAGAAGAGATTACTGAAAATTTCACAGGTGTGCAAGCACGTGTGAAAGTGCGTAATTCAACAGTATTTATTAGTTTTTTAGGTGCAATACCTAAAGCTGAATTTAATAGATATAACAATTATATTAGACAATTAATACCAGCGCATTTAGGAATTCAATTAGTAATAGATGCACCTATGCAGCAAACATTGTATACAGCAGCAATTGCATCATATTCATACAAAATTATTAAATTTAAAGGAGGAAAATAATGACGTATTTTATTCAACCAGTAATTACAACAGCTGGTGCTAGCAATATCAGTGCAGCAATTGCTAATAAGCAAACAATTACTTTTACACGCTTTAGTTTAGGTGATGGTAGAATTAAAACAAATATCGAAAATGCAAAAGATGTTGCTAATGAGATTTACACGATAGCTGCAACAGCTGCAACGCAAACTTTAGAAGATACTGAGAGCCCCACATTTAGAATTTTAGGACGATTAGACAATACCGAAATTGATACAGAGTTAACTATCAATGAGATTGGCATCTTTGCAAAAGTGGGCAATGGCGCTGAATTTATGTATATGTATACTTGGGCTGAGAATGGCGATGTCATACCACCTAATAATGCAGGAAATGTGTATCGTGATTATGACTTTGCTACAACTATTGACAAAAATGCAAAAGTTACAATTAAATTTGAAAATCCTGAGCAAATATATTCTACTCACAGCGAATTATTAGCATTTGAAGATGCGACAAATAAAAAAATTGATAAAAAAATTGATAATATTATAGAGGTTGAGAAAGCGAAAAAATTATCTAATGCACGTACTATTGAATTAAGTGGAAAAGCGACAGGAAAAACGTTTTTTGACGGTTCAAAAGATGTATCTATTAATGTAGACATTAAAACAGCTACAACAAATGATACAGGACTTGTACAGCTAGATGATAATGTAAATAGTACAAATGTTATCAAAGCAGCGACAGGACATGCAGTAGGTGTTGTTAACAAAGCATTTAGCGCACATCAAAGCGACAACAACAAACACATCACGTCCAGCGAACGCACAAAGTGGAATGGCAAGGCTGACTTAAATTACACGCAAACAGAATTGAACAAAAAGGCCGATAAATCAGTTGCTCAGATGCACAAATTAACGCAAAATAGTGGTAAAACTTTAAATACTAAAGGCGTAGACATTGATACATTAAAATTAACGCAATTTAGAGAGATTCAACCTGGAACTTTAGGAACGTTACCTAACAACATTAGATGGGGATTGCTGTTAGTGATTAGTGGAGAAGGTAATGATTGTGCGCAATTTGCTATGGATAATTTTAACAATAATGCATGTTACACACGTGTTATGACTAACAATGTTTGGGGAAATTGGAAAATTTTAGCTACTACAATTGATTTAGGAAAAAAAGCAGATATTGCTAAGGCGCAAATGTATAAACTAACTAGAGATAATGGAGATATGAAGATTCTCAAAGATGCAGATATAAATAATGTATATGAAAACGGGTTTTATTATGTTTGGAATGGTGGAAATTTACCAGCACACCGCCTTGGGTGGTTACTGGTTTTCACACGTGATAATAGTAAGCTTACAACGCAAATTTACATAGATTATTACGAAGAAAATATGTTTTATCGTATTGGTAAAGAACACGGTTGGACGAATTGGGTGGAGCTAGCAACCACAAGTGACCTTACCGCAACTGAAACAAAACTACAAAAAGCAATTGATTTAAAATCTAGCAAAACATATGTAGACAATGTAGATAATACAATTAAGCAATCTATTGCTGATTTAGATAGTAGAGTTACGGCTAATTTGAATAAGAAGGCAGATAAGTCTGTGGCACAAATGTATAAACTAACAGCCGATAATGGTATAACCAAAACAACTACCGATAAAAATATCGATAATTATAAAAGCACAGGATTGTATTATATTACAGGCGTTCAAATTAACGGAAAAAGTTACAATGGTTATTTAGAAATTGCTAAATTATCAAGTAAATGGTGCAAACAAGTGTTCACAACTCACATTGATAATTTGATTTTCACACGAGTGTTTTGTGATGCACGATATTGGACATCATGGCAAAAACTTGCCACAACTGAGTATGTTTGGGGAAAACCTATTTTAAATAACGGATGGCAAAATTACGGCGGTGAATTTGGAGATTTTCAATTTTCAAAAGATGATACAGGATTAGTGGTTTTAAAAGGAAATATTAAACATACTAGCACAATGTTGCCGGGCGGAACAATAGCTACATTGCCTAAACACGTTGCGCCTAAAAGTCCAATGTATTTTACGGTTATAACAGGTGATTTTGAAATTGGTATAATCTGTATCCAACCTAGTGGAGAAATTACTAAACGTGGTAAAATAAATACTCAGTGGCTATGCTTTGACGGCATTTCTTACAAAATTTAAAAGGAGGTAAAAAATGGAATATGTTTACATGCTAAAAGAAGATAATACACTAGATTATTATGTAGTGTATAACTATAACGGTGAAGAATTAGAAGATAATCAAACTTTAATACGTCCAGCTGATGGACTGTATAACGCTACTTTTAACCGCAACACACAGCAATGGGAAGAAGGAATTAAAATCGAACCCGAACCACCAAAAGAATTGACAAAAGAAGAAGAATTGCGCATTCAGATGGAACGAGATAAAAAAGAAATGATTAGTAAATACGAAGCTAAGGAATTAGTGGAGGAAGCAATCACAAGTATAACAAGTATGATGTTTGGACTATAACAACAATGTTATATGTCTATTTTTTTATGCTAAAAATAAAATTAATTGAAAAAGGAGTAATAAAAATGAAATTAAAAGAGCCAAATATTATTGTAATGGCATGGGCAAAAGCAATCTTAAAAGGAAAATACACTATTGAGGATGTGCCAACACCAAGAGGAAGCTTACAACTAAAAGAAGCAGTTGCAGATTTATTAGGAATTGAATTAGAAGAGACAGAATCAGGAAAAGAAAAAGAATAAACAAAAAAACGAAAATAGATCAATGGGGGCTAGCGTGGGACTAGTCCCTTTTTTATGAGCCAAAATTTAGGATAGGGGATATATATGAATATGTTTGAATTTTTAAAAAGTTTAGTAGCGACACAAGATAGAGAGATTTTATTTATTTTAGGACTAATTGCAACGGCAATGATGATTGATTTTTGGACAGGTTTTTGTGCAGCAAAAATGAACCCAACTATCAAATTTGAAAGCGGTAAAGGTATCAATGGCATCTTGCGAAAAATTACATCATTGATGTTAATGTTTTTCTTTATTCCTGTATCAATTTTGTTGCCAAACGACACAGGAGTAGCGCTATTGTACACAATGTATATTGGATATTTAATCTTTGAAATTACCAGCATCTTTGAAAATGCTGAAAAAATGGGGTTGAATGTGGCGCTTTTTAAAAAGTTTACTAACAATTTTAAAGTTGATGAATCAAAAGACAAAAAAGAAAAAGGAGAATAATCATGGTAAAAATTATTAATGATAGCATTTTTAAAGGTATAGCAGGAAAAAGACCAACAACTAAACCGACGTATTTCGTGTTGCATAACGATGCTGGAGCAATGACACCTGAAAGCTATCGAGGTTGGTTGCGTGGGCGATATAATTCGGGTGAATCTGATAAAGGTTTCGCACATTATTACATTAATCGTGATACTATTTTAAGAGCTGAAGACACTTATAATCGTGCTTGGGCTTGCGGTAATCCACGATATAACAACAATTCGATTTCGTACGAGGTTTGCGAGCAGTTAAAAGTATCTGATGCAGAATTTATCGAAAACGAAAATATGGTGTTACGACAAATGGCAGAAGATATGGCTTTTTATGAAATGACACCGAATCCAACAAATATTAAGTTCCACAGAGAAATGAGTAGCACAAGTTGTCCAAAACGTTCGGTAGAATTACATGGTGGACTAGAGAATTTAAGAAATTATGTTATTAAGCAAATTGCGTATTATCAAAGCATAGGTACTACTGTAGAAGAAATGTTAAAATATGAAAATGGAGGCGGTAGCGTGAAAAATGGATGGCAAAAAAATGATACTGGTTGGTGGTATGAGTCTAGCGACGGTACATATCCAAAAAACAGCTGGAAAGAAATTAATGGCAATTGGTTCAGATTTAATGCTGACGGATATATGTTAGAAAATCAGTGGTATAGAGATGATAAGGATAATTGGTACTGGCTAAAAAAGGGCGGTTATATGGCTAAATCTGAAACATTGACTATTGGCGGAAAACAGTGCTATTTCAACGACTGGGGCGCACTAGCAACCGAAATTAAACATTATAGAAAATAATTTTTTTAGCCTACTATTATAGTAGGCTTTTTTCTTTTATGCAAAAAATAAGTTTGAACCGTTACTTTATCTTTACTTATATAGATAATACATATATAATCAGCTTAAAGGAGTGAGAGTTATGAAATCATATTCATATAAAATAGTTGCACAATGGTTTTTATCTCAAGAAGCAATGACACCGAAAAAATTACAAAAATTAATGTATTATTTTGAAGCTTGGGGGCAAGCTTTGTTTTCTGAAAAAATGATTGCAGACACTGAATTTGAAGCGTGGGTACACGGTCCAGTATCACCAGAATTATATCGAGAATATAAAGGATTTGGTTGGAGAGATATTCCACAGGGAAAAAACAATGATGAAGTATTTAGTGATAAGGTTTTAGATTTACTATATTCAATTTGGGCAACCTATGGAGATAAGTCAGCAAATGAATTAGAAGCACTAACACATATTGAAGCGCCTTGGAGAAATGCACGTCAAGGATACGCAGAAACCGATAATTGTAACGTAAAAATCAAAGCGGAAGATATGAAGGAGTACTATTCTTCAATTTATATAGGAGATTAGTATGGTTTCGAAAAAGTTAACAAGAACGAACAACGAAAGTAGAAAGGGGTCTCCATTAACTAATAGAAATGAGGTCCCTTTTAAAATTGCGTTAACAGGTGAGTTAGCTAATGGTTTTGAATTTATAGATTTGAATAAATCAAAACCATTTCACGACTTCATTAAAAAAACAGTATATAAAAATTTAACAGTTAGCAAAGTAGAAAATTTATTTTTAAGAACAAAAGGTAAAGTCAAAGAAACGGAATTCGTTCACGGAGAAGAAAGAGATATTATCCATTTTGGTGAAAATAAAAAAGCTTTTAGAATATTTGGGTATTACAATCAAGATGGATATTTCGTAATCTACAAAATAGACCCAAAACACAAAACACACAAACAATAGCCTGAATCGATTTGAAGACTCAGGCTATTTTTATATAAAAAATATTTTTGTTTACAAATTGTTTACAAAACGACTAGAAATGTTGATATAACAACAACTATAAATCCCTCTAGCATCGTATTGAAGGAAATCTATGACAGATGATAAGACTTGAAATGTTGATAAATCAAGTTTTTGAGTCTTTTTGAATTTTCGAAAGATACAAAATAAACTAATTTTTGTTTACAAATTGTTTGCAAAAAGAAAAAAACTACTAAAAACGAGGACTCGACCAAGTAAATAGTAGTTTCGAGGTAAGGAGGGCGCAACCTCCTTACCATCATTATAATACAAATAGGTGGTGAATACAATGGATATCGGTGTACCAGAACTATTATTAGCTAATTTTATCGTATGGCTTATTTATGTTCTTAATAGTAAAAAGGATGATAAAAAATAAGGAGTGAGAAAATGGCACAAACTGAAGCACAGAAAAAAGCTTCTAAAAAATGGGAAGCTAAAAACAGAGAATATAAGAACTATATCGTTAAACGTTCCACTACTAGAAATTTCATCAAAAAATCAGCAACCTTAGAAGATTTAGAAGAAATTGTTCAATTAGTGGCAGAACGTAGAGAGGTATTAGAAGAACAATGATGAAGTTTGAGGAAAAAAGAAAATAAAAAAGATGAGATTGAATTAACAACAGTAAAAATCGGGCTTTTAATCGGATTAATAGAAGCGCTGATTAAAATAATCGATTTAATAGAACTAATTGTTAAACATCTCATCTAGTATTGATAAGGGCGAGTAATCGCTCGCCCTTATGAGAATATTATATCATGGAAAAAAAGAAAAGCTAGACCAACTAAGCAAAAAAGTAACAATTGCGGTAGGTCTAGCAACTCTAATTCAAATGATTATCGACTTAATCATTAAAGTATTACAATATATTAAATAATATATTGGCGTTAAGGGTGAGTGATAACTCACTCGCCCTTATCATTCTTTACTCACACTATATCATGAAAAAACAAGATAAACAAGATAGAACGATAATGTGGATAATGATTGCTATAGCGATTGTTACAACGCTTCAATCGATGTTTGATTTGTATATACTATTTTTCAATTAAAATCAGAAGGAGGAAACAAAAATGGACGCACTACAACAATTAATTTTAGAAACAGTAGCAATTAGATATACATACGATACAGAATTCTACAAGATGCACAATTTTAGCGTTTCTCGTTGGAATGATTTTAAGACAGGCAAGAGCAGCATAAACAACATGAAATACGAACGTGTGAATAGTATGCTTGAAATGTTATTCAGTCATTTTGAATTAGATCTATTTGCTAAAGCACGTTTTGAAAGTAATACACAACAAACTGACAAATCAGCAATCGAACGCTACCATGAATTGAAACTTGAAGAATTAGCTAAGCTTGATGGTGAATTTGAAGCATCTGAAACTAGCAGTCCGATTTACGGTGGTTCTAACACAAGAGCTTATCTATTCGTTAAAGCAGCTACATGTGAATACATCAAGATGAGTTTTGATGTGGATGTAGCTAAGATGTCATCATCCGAACATAATAATCTGTGGGTCATTGAAAATGTATTAATGTAAGGCTATCTATTAGGTAGCTTTATTTTAGTGTAAAAACTACTAAAAACGAGGACACAACCAAGTAAATAGTAGTTTCGAGGTAAGGAGGGTGTGAACTCCTTACCATCATTATAAGATAATAAGGTGGTGAATAGAAGTTGGATAAAAAAGAAAAACAAATGAAAAAGTTGTATTGGGCTTTGGTGGTTTTAGCGGGCTTACTTGCAGCTGAATTACTATTGAAATTATATATACTATTTTTTAACTAACAACCCAAAGCATTATCACGCTGTGGAGTTTGCAGGAATAAGGAGGTAAAATAAATAAAAAGTACAGTTGGGATGAATGAGAAAATTTTGCGTTTTAAATTTATTGACAAGAAATCTCCGAAGCTTTAGCTTCGTGGGATGAATTGTTGGAAAAGTGGAAGCCATAATAAATATTTGTATGTAAATATAGAAAACGATTGCTATCAAATAAGTGTATAGCAGATGATATCAAGTTATTATCACAATAAACATAAGGTCGTCATAAAATATGTCGAAACAGATAAAGACCATATACACTATATGATTGAAACAAGACCGAATATAAACTTATCAAATCTTGTAAAGATAATAAAATCATATACAACATATAATATATGGAAAAAATATTCACACTTATTAAGAAAACATTTTTGGAAAGAAAAAACATTTTGGACTGATGGATATTTTATTTGTTCAGTGGGAAATGTAAGTGAGGAAACCCTAAAAAAATATATAGAAAAG